TTGAACGTTGGTGGTTCGATACATGCAGACATGATTAATGCTGAATCTAGGGTCACCGCAGGCACAGGTGTTTTTGCAGGATTTGATGGATTCACAACATCTGGTGGTGTATCTGCTGGATTTCCAACACCAGCGACACCTATTGCAGTTCCTGGTCAAATTAATGCACTAGGTAGTGTGTATGCTGCGGTTTCAGTAAATGCGCCTTTGCCCAATTTCTCATTGGCAAGAATTGGTGTTATGGATGCAGTATTAATGTCAGATAAAATCAATACAGCTATATTTGACACACACATTCATGGAAACGGCAATAACGGATTTCCAACAACAAACCCATTCACGCCCTTTGTAGGAGTATAATTATGACAGCAGTGGCAAATGCAGCGGGAGTTTTTCACTCTTTTGGATACAGTTTTGATGATCCAAATGGACACATACAAGAACTATCACAAGACACTGAACTTGCAAATACCGGGAACGGAGTATTAAATTTAGTAACTGTTCGCAATTCAGCAACACAATTAAGAAGTAATGCACAAGAGTTTTTATCACACACAAGTAGACTGTCTGGTTTAACTCCATATGTTGGAACAGATGATATTAATCCCTACCTTGATATGGCCATGAGTTTTGGTAGAACAGCAATGTATATCACTCAACAAACCGATGGTATCACAAACAATGCACCTATTATGGGTAGTTTTACTAGTTTGATGATTGAACCACAACTCATTGCAAACAATAACACACTGTTAACCTACAAAAATCAAATTCAAGGCAGCATTAATGTGTCATTTGACATAGTTTTGCAAGAAAATGTACACAATTCAAATTTGACAAATCAACAAATTACAACTATAAACACACATATTAATAATTTGAATAATTACATGCAAACCAGAAGAATAGCTGATATTAATTTCTACAATAATGTAAAATATTTCATTGAAGGATACAATAAAACCAAGAAACTGAATAATATGGGTGAAACTGAGAAATACTTGATTATGAATTTGATTGGTACCGAAAAGGCCAAGACAAGAATTGCATAATTGCCGAAATTTCGAATTTTTGCGTTCCGGCCCAAGAATTTTCTCCCACAGCTTCAAAAGTCCAAAAAAGCGTTTTACTCCTTGGCAACCATACAAACTTTACAAAAACTCTACTCCGATATAGACTTCACACTCGCCAAGAGACCTGTGTTGAATGATATCGCTTTAAGTTATGATAATCAGGCCATCATCCGTTCAGTGAGAAACATATTATCAACAAAAAAGTTTGAGAAACTATGGAATCCAGATTTTGGATCTAATATAGACACCCTTTTATTTGAAAATATCTCCAGTGTTACGGCTGCGGCTTTAGAAAAAGAGATTTCAGTTGCAATTGAAAACTATGAACCTAGGGTAAATATGAAAAATGTAGTGGTGACACCATACATCGACAAAAATGCTTATGATGTTACACTAACATTTTATATAGCAAATGCAACACAACCAACTACTGTAACAGTTTTTTTAGAGAGAAACAGATAAAATGGCAGGTGCTAATTCAAACTTCAACATAACCGAACTAGATTTTGGTTCAATCAAAGACAGTTTAAAGAACTATATGAAGGACAATGGTGTCCTTAATGATTATAATTATGAAGGTTCTGCAATTTCCACACTCCTAGATGTATTAGCATACAAAATGGTGTAACAGATTCGACTATAACTTTACCAAAATATACAAACTTTCTTTCAGAAGCAATTGATGGCATCAATTATAATTTTGTAAATACAGATGCACATACTGTGGATGTTGTTAATGGTGTCGCACAATTTAATAACCTAACACTGAAACAAGGCAGACCACAAATAAATTCATTTCTGGTAGACACTGGAACAAATCCAAAAAGTCTATTCAAGTTACCAGACACAGACATAGACACAACAACACTTTTGGTGGCAGTACAACAATCTACATCAAACACTTCGTTAACAACATATAGACCATCAACAGACTATCTATCTTTAGGTAACGATTCTGAGGTATATTTCCTACAAGAAGGTCTAAATGGTTACTACGAAATTTATTTCGGCAATAACATTTTAGGTAAAAGTTTAAATAACGGTAATATTGTTCGTGTTTCATATGTTACAACTCAAGGATTAAATTCCGCTGGCGCAAATAATTTTGTCATAATGAATACTGTTGCAGGTTACAGTAACACGGTTATTACACCGATAACTTCTGCAACACAAGGTTCTCCAAAAGAAACCATCGACTCTATTCGTTTTCAAGCACCAAAATCTTATGCTGCACAAGGTCGTGCAGTAACTAAAGATGATTACATAACAGCGATTCAACAAAATACATTAGGTTATTCTTTTGATGCAGTGAATGTTTGGGGTGGCCAACAAAATGATCCTCCTGTTTATGGTCGTGTATTTGTTTGTATGAAACCGACTGGTGCATATACGATTACAGAAAATCAAAAATCAAAACTGATTAAAGACGTTTTAAAGCCAATTTCTTTAATGACAATTGAACCAACGATTGTTGATCCAGATTATACTTACGTACAAATTACAGCAAATGTGTTGTATGATCCAAAGAAAACAACTGCTACATCGGCACAAATTAAGGCTGCCGTTAGAAATGTTATCAATCAATACGCTAGGTCAACTTTAAATACTTTTAATTCGACATTCAAAGCGTCCGATTTCAACAATAGAATCAACGCAACCGATTCTTCTATCATTACAAATGAAATTTCTATCAAGTTACAAAAGAAATTCTTTCCAAATTTAAGTACACCAACAACATACAAACTATATTACGGAACAGAACTGAAAAAAGGTATGTTCTTGACTGGTATATTGAGTTCACCAACAGTGGTCTATAGAAATCCATTAAACTTGGCGCAAACTATTCAAGGCCTTTATATCGAGGAAGTACCTTCATCCTCAGGTGGTGTGGAATCTATTACAGTTACAAATCCTGGTTATGGTTATGAATATCCACCAAAGATTACTATATTAGGTGATGGTTCTGGTGCAACAGCAGAAGCAGTAGTAGTGAATGGTGTTATTAAAAGAATTAATGTGCTGACAAAAGGTACAGGTTATACATCAGCAATATTGACAATAACAAATGCGGCCAACGATACAACAGGTACACTTGGTGCAGCAACAGTTATGCTTGAAGGTAAATATGGTACATTAAGAACTTATTTTAATGATACATTTAATGTGAAAACAGTCTTCAATGGTAATATTGGTACAGTAGACTACAATAATGGTATCGTTACATTAAATGCGTTTTCACCTATTACAGTTGACAATGAATTAGGTCAACTAACATTGACTACAACACCTACATCAACTATTATATCATCTTCTTACAACAGAATCATTACAGTGGATGAATTTGATCCACAATCAATCATTGTCAATGTAACAGCTAAAACAACATGATAGAAAACGGCCAACTAACCTCTTTATTGGTCAAGGACCAATTACCTGAGCACATTCGTGACAATGACCAGTATATAAACTTTCACACGTTTATTAAGGCATACTATGAATGGATGGAAGAAACAGGTAAAGTTACCGAACGTACCAAGAATCTGTTATCATACAAAGATATTGATACCACAACAGAAGAATTTTTAGATTACTTTACTAATGATTTTTTACCATTCTTTCCAAAAGATACTCTGTTAAGTAAAGAAGAAGCAGTTAAGGTTGCAAGACAATTATACCAAACAAAAGGTACACCGGCATCGTATGAATTTCTTTTTCGTATCCTTTTTAACTCAGACTTTGAAGTTTTCAATACAAAAGAAGCGGTGTTTAAAGCATCTGCTGGTACATGGTATGTTTCAAAGAGTTTAAAACTTGCATCAAGTAATCGTAATTTTTTAAATACTAAAAACCTAAGAGTCTTTGGTTTAGAATCAAAATCAATCGCAACTATTGAGTCCGCAGTTTTAGTTGGTGAGAAAACAGAAATTTTTATTTCAGATATTCAACGACTGTTTGAATCTGGAGAATTCATTAAGATAGTTGACTCGAACAACCAAGATGTGTTGTTTAACGGTCAAATACTTACAGCAAAAATTGTAGGTCAAATCAGTCAAATTAAAATAAACTCTGTCAAACGTGGTTCTTTATACCAACCAGGTGATCCTGTTGTTGTATATGATGGTATCTTTAAAACCAAACACAGTTGTTACAGTGGCTGGTGGTGGAGGTGCCAAAGCAAACGTATATGCTTTGTCTAATTTCTTACCACCATCTTACACGATTGTTCAAGGCGGTTCAGGTTATAGAGTAAACGATAGAGTAAATTATGCTAATGCGGCCTTTGCTTACGTTACTAGTGTTAGTGGAACAGGTTCGATTACAGGCATTAGATATGTGCCTTCTGTAAATGCACAGGCTGTTGTTAGTCTTACCGCAACAGTTCAATCATCCAATGTTTTGGCCAGTGGTGCAGTTATAACAACAGCATCAGCACCTGGTAATGCAAGAGCAAATGTTAGTTACATTACAACTGATGTTATTGGATTTAAAGATGATGTTCTAATTGGTAATAGTAATTTCTTTTTTGCAAACATGGCAAGTGCAAATGCAAACACAAGAATGATTGATGCATTATCTTTCAGTACACTAGAAACAAGTTCAATTTTTAGTATGATTGTTGACAATGGTGGCGGTGGTATTGCATCTATACCAACCATCGAGGTCACTTCTACAGTACCCACAGAAGATGAGTTTGATGTTTACTCAGCCAAACGTTCTGATATTGCACCACTTGGTATACTTGCACCAATTCAAATCATTAATGGTGGAGGTTGGTATCAAGCAAACGACAGAATAGTTTTCACTGGAGGTTCTGGACGAGGTGCATATGCAAATGTAACCAGTGTTGGTGCAAACGGT